GCCCGGTTCGTTCAATAATTGAACAATATACTGCAACGTTGTTACAACTGGAAGACTTGGAGATTCCAAGAATTCCAACTCCTCATCTTGAGGATCGGTAATAAATGATACTGCAGCTTCTAGAGATATTCGCCCATTTGAGGCAAAGTATCCAAGAAGAGCCATCAATGGATTAACCAATGACGCTTTCATCTTCTCAGTTAATGGAAGACGAAGGGCGTTTGACGAAGATCCATATCCCGTTCCTAATACTTCTAAAAGTATCGGAACATTAGGAATCAGACCTTTGGAACCGAAGTGAATCACTTGATTCACCCGGCCCAGAGTAGAGTCTTCAGCTATCAATGATTTAATTGATAAAGCTGAAACATCTAAACCATCAACACCTGTTCTCTTAGCAAATTCAAATGCTGAGAGATGGTCACTAATTAAAGATTTGGATAGGTTAATACCTACATCAAGATCTTTCATAATAGAAAGATATTCGGTGTATAATTTGGAATCAAAGATTACCAAATCATCTCCTAAAATCTCATAGTCAGTACACCATTTTGTAGTATTGTAAACTTTAAAAGAACAATACTGCATAATAAAATGATGTGTAACTGCTAACATAGCCCAAGATGACAGACAACCCATAGGTTGACCTGTAGAATACCTTACAAAACCTTCTTCAAGGTTATAAGGATTCTCCCGTATCATAAACGGTCGAAGAACAAGAATTTCTTTCCATAATTTACCAATAGGTAATCCCGTCAATCTATCTAAGATCCCCGATTGGAGATCAATAGGAAGACGATCAGTGGCAGAAGATAAATCTACAGAATAACATGATCTACTTAAGACACTCTTCTCAATACATCTCTTAAAAGAGAGATCTTGATCGAAGGTCCCATCATTAGGGAGCCCTCTCAAGAACTCAAAGAGACGATCATGAAGAGGTTTAAATAAAGATTGCGTCCAGATATCCACAATAGCGAATATCCGGAGTTTTCCGGCTGCTTCAACTTTAAAGGCTAACTTACCAAGTGAAATGTCGTCAAAACTTTTCACTGAGCAAGCTACTTTAACAGGAAACTGACCATCATGTTTCTGTAATAAATTTCCGATCCATTGAATAGTATTATTCAATTGTCTCATAAAAGTGGTAGACTTCGTTATTTTACAATAATTGTAAAATGGCTCATATATTTCTGGATACTTCGCAATTGCGATAGCATCAGTAATAATAG